ATTGGCACAACAAATAATAAATATATTATGACAGAAAAAAGAAACATAGAAGAAGTATTACATAAAGTTATCAATGGGGATTGTATTGAAGTTATGAAGACATTACCTGAAGGTTGTATTGACTTAGTCGTAACTAGTTGTCCCTATGGTGTCGGGATTGCTTACGATGTTCACGAAGATGATGTTGAATTTGAAGATTATAAGGTATTTTCAAAACAATGGTTAAATGAAGTATACCGTGTTTTAAAGGATGATGGTCGTATTGCGTTGAATATCCCTTATGAAATTAATAGACAGAAAAAAGGTGGTCGTATCTTTTTTGTCTCAGAGATGTGGCAGATCATGAAAGAAATTGGTTTTGGATTCTTCGGAATTGTTGATTTGGAAGAACAATCACCACATAGAAGTAAGACAACGGCTTGGGGATCTTGGATGAGTCCAAGTTCACCTTATATCTATAACCCAAAAGAATGTGTTATATTGGCATACAAAAAACAACACATCAAAAAAATCAAAGGTCAACCACAATGGACTGGCGAATTAACTGAAATTGAGAATGAGGATGGGTCTAAACGAAATAAAATGGTTTATAGTGAGAATGATAAGAAAGAATTTATGGAACTTGTTTTTGGTCAGTGGAATTACTTTGCAGATACTAAATCACTTACCAAGGCAACTTTCTCGATGGATATACCAACCAAAGCGATCAAGATATTGTCCTACAAGAATGATGTAATTCTGGATCCTTTCGCTGGTTCGGGAACGAGTTTGGTCGCCGCAGAAATCTTGGATCGCAGATGGTTGGGAATAGAATTGTCACCAAATTATTGTGATATTGCAAGAGGACGAGTCCAAACCTTTGTTGATGAGAAAAAACAAGTTAAAATAGAATTGGTTTAAATAAGTTCTACTTGATCACCATCGTTAATTTTGTATTGTTTACAAGATCCACCTGGTAACTCAAGAACTAAATCACCATGACCCTCGAAGTGATCACAATCATTTTCAAAACACGGTTTACAGTTGTGATGTATTTTTACAATCTTATGATTCTGAATAAAGATAATATCCAAGTGAACTAAACATTTTTTCATCCAAAAGTTATGTGGTTCGTCTTTCATAAAAAACAACATACCATCAAAACCCTCAAACTTTTTTCCCATCATACCTTTTTGGGAATCCTTTGAGGTTAATACAGTTTTAACATCGAAAAGATTATTATTTATTTTTACTTTCATATTTATAAATATCTATGAAGAAGTTTAGAAAAAGTGCTGGTGTTATTCTTAAACATAATGATGAGGTTTTGCTTTGTAAAAGAGGACCAAAAGAAACATTACCTAACATTTGGTCAATACCGGGTGGTGGTATAGAAAATGGTGAATCACCAGGACAAGCCGCAATAAGGGAATTTCATGAAGAAACCAATGTTGAGATTACTACCGATTTAGATCTTGTTGGGATCATTGACAACTTTAACGACGACGGTACAAAAAGAGGGATGATGTTTGTGTTTCTTCAAAACACCGATGAAAAAAAAGAACCTGATTTAAAAAGTGCAACTCACGGTCATGAACACACAAAATGTAAGTACTTTAAAAAAGAAGAAATTCCTAATCAGAAACAAAACGAACAACTTTTAGGAATTTTAAAAAAAGTTTTGAAGTAAGTTTTTTTTGAATCAAAAGTTTTAGTATATTTGTAGAAATAATTAAGACATGATAAAAAACACCGTAAACCATAACATTAATATTCTCAACGAAAAATTCGGTACAATCCTTTCTGAATCTTTTGTCGATCCTATTCAATTCAAGATCTTTTTGAAGATGGTTGACGGAGCTTTGAACCTTAAAGAAGACCTTTCATTTTATGATGGTAACATGTTTTTGGTACATATTCCTCACAAAATATTGAAAGAGTCAATCATACTTACTAGTATGACTCCTATAAATATTGGAGAACAAGTTAGAAACAAATTAGAAACATTAGTGTAATATGAGATATTTTATTTTATCAATTTTAAGTTTGGTTTTGTTATCCTGTAAGAAAGTTGAGTTAAAACCTCAAGAACCTTTAGCACCACAACCAATAATAACTGACACAACTTTTGTTGACTCAACGGTCAGTTTAAAAAATACAACTTGGGTGATTACAAAAGTATTAAACACTGACATGAATGAAGATTTTAGATCGGACACACTTGTTTTTATATCAAATAATGTTTATTCTTTTAACGGAGTTCAATCAACATACAATCTTTACCCTAACAACACAGGATTTACTTTAACTTTGAACAATACTGTTTGGGGACATATAAGTGGTAATGTTTTTGAATTTAATTTGACACAAGGTGTGATTGAAAATAGTCAATTCAAGAACTACTTTACAGGTCAGAATGTTGTGAAGGTTTGGATGTATAAAATATAGTTTCTTTGTTCTAATTAAAAACAAAGTGGTGGAGTTAAAAGACATTCCGATGTCGACCTCTTGAAAGGTGAGATTTATTCTCACCTTTTTTTGTTTTCGGTATATTTATAAAGAAAAAATAAGATATGAAAAAATTAATCTTAAGTGAAAAACAATATAAAAAACTCCAAAATATTATTATTGAAAGAGAAATTTTAAATGAGCAATCAAAAAGTGAAGTTATGCAAATCCAACAAAGGTTAAAGGATTGTTTTAATGCGCAACTTGGTAAATCAGGACCTAATAAGGATGGTGTTGATGGTGTTGCTGGAGACAGAACAAAAAATGCTATTGAAACATACACAACATATCGTTTTGATACGATTAAATCTGATGAAGGATCACAATTATAAAAAATATAAAAATGAGAAATAAATTAAATTTAAAAGAAGGAGAAGTCCAAAGGATATTGGGGTTACACAAGAAAGCTATTTTAAAAGAAAATAATTATCAAGTATTGAATGAAGAACAAACATTTTCTCTAAAAATTAATACTGATTTTGAACCATCAAGTAGTAATAGCGATGAATACGACCTTAGACTTTATAAAGGTACAACATTTAAACCATCAACTAAAATAAAAAATTCTTTAGTTACAACTAAACAAGTAAGACTGGATTATATATATGGTGGTGGTATGAAGGCTGGTGCTGATGGACTGAATAATAAGGCTTTTGTTGTTTATAATTGTAAGACAAAAAGAATGTACACTGTTCAGAGTACAAAAATAGACGAGTTTGATTATAAAAAAACAAAGTGGACATATGACGCAAAGAATATGCAATCTTTAGATAAGTTGTGTCAAGAATCAGTAGTTAGAGATGAAGTAGTTGTTAAACCAAAAACGGATGATGAAAAAAAAGAAAAGGCTAAAGCATGTGGACATAAAACTTGGAAAGATTATCAAGCATCTGGATGGAAATGTAAAAAAGAAAACGAAAAAAATACATTTCTTGCTGCCGGAACAAGTGGAACTAGATACTCATTTGATTTTGAGACAATAATGAAGGCAATTGACGATACAGGTAAATGTCCAAGAAGTGGAACAAGCGATCAAGCAGGTACTTCAGGAACGAGTGGAGTACAAGGAACTAGTGGAACTCAAGGTACAAGTGGTGTTGGTGCTCCTGTTGTAATACAAAAACCAACCGTGACAAAAGATGACTTCTATCAGTGGACAATGGATTAAATTTTAAAAAGGGAGTTTGACTCCCTTTTTTTATGCTGATTTTTTTCTTATATTTGTGCTATGGAAAAAATACTATAATCTATCTTTCCATTTATTTGTCAAAATTACCGTACCATCAGATAATAATTTTAATAATTCTAGTTTCTTAATTTTTGTAATATCTTTGATTTTAAAAATTAAACCGTTTTCTATACAAAAGTCTTTAGCCGCGTCAAATTTTAGTTTATTTAAATTAGTATTCCATAATTTTTTTGGTTTACACTCCACAACATATTTACTATTTATGACAAAATCCGGAAAGTAGTTTCTTTTAGTTCCATCAATTTCATAAGGTATTTTATATTTGTCTGATTCACCATTTTCCCATTCCATATTGAACCTCTCAATAACAAATATCATATAACTTAATTCTAAAATACTTCTAAAAAACCAACCTTTATACCAACCACAAATTCCATTACCTGAATTTTTAGGTGAAGGTTTACCATACATTGGATTATTTTCACCTGATGTAAGTTTTGATTGTAATTTTTTAAAATCGGACATTTTTATTTTGGCAATATCTTCACCATATTTATCAACCCATACGTTATAAAAACTTTTACCATACATAGGATTATTTTCACCTTTAGTTTTTTCCGAAAGTTTATCCCTAAATTCATCAGTTTTATAAACTGAGTAATCTCTATTTTTAACTATCCTTTTTTTAGTTTCTTCTGTGTGATGTTTCCCAAAAAAAGGATTTAAATCGCCAACCTTACCAAACATAGGGTTATTTTCGCCTTTAAATCTTTCTGACATTCTTTTTTTTACATCATCTGTTATAACCTCTTTTACACCACAACTTTTACATTTGGATTGTTTCTTTTCAGCATTTAACATATTGTATTTATTTGTGTAATTTATTTCACAATCACATTTCGGGCATTTTCTAATAAAATTTGTCATAATAAATATTTTTTAGTATATTTGTATTCAATATCAAGAATACCTCTAACAATAAATATATGAACAGTTTAAAAAATACTGCACTCCCCGAAAAGATTATCTATCTTGTTAGGGGAGTGCCTTGACTAGGAAGTGGTAAATCAACATTTGCTAAAACTTTGTCGGATTCACATATTGAATCGGATATGTTTTTTATCAAAGAAGGTGAATATAAATTTGACGGATCCAAGATAAAAGATGCGCATAACTGGTGTCAGGATGTTGTTGATCATTGGATGGATGAAAACAAACCGAAAATCGTAGTATCAAACACATTTACTCAAGAGTGGGAAATGGAACCATATTTTGAGTTAGCAAAAACATATGACTATAAAGTCTTCTCAATTGTGGTTGAGAATAGACACGGAGGAACAAACAAACACGGAGTTCCTGAAGACAAGATAGAACAAATGAAAAACCGTTTTGAAATAAAATTATGATGAAATTTGACAAACTATTAACAACTGGTATAGTGTGGATCACATCCGACACTCACTACCATCACAAAAACATATGTCGAGGAGTTACTAATTGGAGAACTCAAGACGGTAAAATACCAACACACTCAACAAGGAATTACCAAGACCTTGATGAAATGGATTCTGTGATCGTAAATAATATCAACCAAAAAGTTGGGCCAAATGATACTTTAATACATTTGGGTGATGTTGCATTTGGTGGATTCGAAATGATTGGACAGTTCTTAGATCGACTTGTTTGTAAAAACATTCATTTAGTTTTAGGTAACCATGATCAACACATTTTAAAAAACAGAGAGGATATTCAAGGTAGGTTCTTATCTGCACAGCATTACCTTGAGACTCGAATCGACAATGTTGATTTTGTTTTATGTCACTACCCACTACAGAGTTGGCATGGTCTTAATAAAGGTGTTATCCATCTTCACGGACACGTTCACTTATCCGCTCAGAACAAATGGGGTAATGGAAAACGATTGGATGTTGGTATGGATGGTAACAGTATGTATCCATACAAAATAACTGAGATAGTTCACATGATGGATCGTCGTGATATTGGATCTGATTTGAGTAACGATCACCACCTTGATGATTTAGTTGGAGTTGTAGGATAAATTATAACTCCAACATATTTATTGTTATGAGAAATATTGTTATTACCAAAAATCAATTAAAATTAATTACAGAAGCTTTAGGGGTTCCGGATTATATTTTGGACGCTGCCGACATGTTATATGATATTGTTGAAAAAGACATAAAATCGATAGATAGTATCGAAGATGAATATGAATTTGATGGTGATATCGAATTTGAGTTAGGTGATAAGAAAAAAGTCAAAATTGATTCATATGAACTTAAAGTTAATATTGAAGAAATTGAAGACCAAGAAGGAGTCTTAGATATTATCTCTATGGGAATGGGAGGAGCCTTCGGATTCAATAGAGATGTTTATATGAAAGAAACTCAACCATCAACAACTTTAGAATTAACAATAACTTTTGCTGTTGGTGAAAATTGGGAACCTGAACAACTGATTCAAAAAATGGAGGAAGAAAGAGATGAACATGTCTCATCTTTGGCTCATGAGATTAAACACAAATACGATAAACAATCAAAAAAATTTGGTTTAATCGGACCTGATGCTGACTATCAGTCAACACAAAGAAGAGGACATTTTGGAGTACCCGCAATTGATGGAGTATTCTACCGATACATGTATTATATTCATGCTATTGAAAATCTTGTTAGACCCACAGAGGTTGCTTATTCAATGAAGAAAAAAAACATTACAAAATCACAATTTAAAGAATTTTTAGAAAATAATAGAGTTTATAAAGAATTATTACAAATTAAAAACTTTTCATTTGATGATTTTATTTTACAATTAAAAGAACAAGAAGAGAGATTAGACAAACTTCTTGAACATATTAATGAAGATCCATCAAACATGACTATTGATGAAAAAATAAACAAAGTATTAGAACTTGTTTATGTTGATTTAGTAAACAACAGAATGGAATTGTTTGTTGCTATGACCGAACATGCTATGGATGATTTTTTAAAGTTTGGTGCTCAGTTGGGTATGTTGCCTCCAGGTTTTGAGGAAAGGTTAAAAGGTCTTGAAAAAACAAATAATATTAGACAAAAGTTTTTATCTCAAACTATTAAATACGAAAAAAACCCAACTAAATTTTTTGAAGTCGAATTTGAGAAATTTAATTATGTGGCAAACAAAATGTTAAAGAAAATATCAAAATTATATGATATGGCAAAAGATGATGAGCAAGTTAGTGAATCAATTATTAATTGGGAGCTTCACCAACAAATTATGGAAAAAAAATATGGAAAAAGAAAAATCGAAACTAAAATTAAAAATTGGAATCTTAAATAAACTTTTGGTATTTATACCACTCTTATTATTATCGTTTATTTTAAC